ACAGACTTTAAAACACAAGGTCCTCCATGGAAAATAAGACAAACGTGTTCGTGGGGAAAAATTGGGCATTTGCATACATGTTGTATGCCAATATCAATGGGATTAAACCAAACAAGAAAACCTGCTCCATCTGTAAGGATGATGCCACCAGATGCGTGCACCGCGTACTCAATGCTGTCGCCGACTTCGCAAAAATGAAAAATTTTATGCTGGAGGAGACGGCTCATGTCTACGCCGATGTGTTCGCTGATAAGGCCCTCTATATGTGCGAGACAGGATTCTGCTATGGTGACCAAGAATTACCACTTGCTATTGGCACCATTGCTAGTGCACCATCATTTAAACCGGCGCGAAAACTCCTGGATGAGGCCGATTGGTCAGGCGACTCTGATGAGCAGCCTGACGGGGTTACTAAAGCCCCTCCATCGTCACCAAGGTATATACCTCCAGATGATCAAGTCACAACTGTGGCGACTTCTACTAATTCCACAAAATCTCCATGGACCATTGAATTGCCTGTGGAGTCAAGTTTCACTTGGATCGCAACCGACACATCCTGCCCAACCGTTGCTAAAACTACTTTTGCAGAACAGGTTGAAGAATTCAAGAAGCTTAGTGATTCACTAGGCTTGCCGAACCTTAATCAAGGATTTGGCAAAGCCAAGGTTGTTGTTGCCAAAAACGAGTATCCCAAATCACGTGATGATAGGGACGGGGCCGCAATGGCCATCGTTGTTGACAATGAAATTGACAAAATGCGTGCAGTTGCACCATTTTGGGCGGATGATTCTTCTTCTTCGGAAGACTGTGATGCACCGTTATCAAAGCCCTCGGCATATGCAAGCCAACCCACTTCAACCAAGAAATGGGTCCTTTACCGAGGAAAATCTGCTTCTCATTCAATCCTTAAACGATTAAATGATTTTTATTCTCAAGACAATGTCAAACTTGTCTTCAAAAATGCTGCACAGAACAGACATACTGTCTCTTCTTGCGCCGCGTATTTGTTCCAGGTCCCCACTTACACAAGTCCAATCTTTAACCATGACATTTTCATGAATGTTTGTAGGGACCTTGAGGACATTTTGCAGATGAGGGACAAATCAAGAAATATGCCATATCTTGACCTCAAGCCTTACATTATTGTTAAAATCAGGAGGAACCCTAACGTTCCCGCTCCAGATGGACATGATTACCTTACACAGGGTGGTTATCGTCCATTGTCTGCACCTGAACAATGTCGGGTCTGCAAAAGACAAAACACCCAAGGTCACTTGTGCAATTGCAGGTCCTGTGGGTTGCCTTTTGAAGAAGGAAAGCGTCATGACTGTGAGCGCGCAAAGAAAGCTCGCCAACAGGAAAAGGAGGATCGGAAGGTGCTTGACAAGCTGAGGGAGCAGATCCCCCCTGTGAAGCTACCCCAATCCCCAGCACCGAACCGGGCTCTGGAAGATGATGTTGAAAAACAAAAAGAAGTCAAAGAGCACCCGGTCTGCGTTGACGACGTGGTGGCCTTACCCTTTTTGGCAAAATTGGAGAAAGCCAAGAACGATCATGTGCCACCTCAGGCTGATGGTGAAAAAAAGTCATCACTGCCACAAGGCTATGTTGAGCCCGATCAGGTTTTGGAAGACTTGAAGGAGATTTATGAATTTGAGGAATTTGTCGACAATCCATCGGCTAATGCAACCGACTTCTCGTATGATACACCATACAGTTATCTCTTCTCTTTCAAAATCCCTAGCGGTCCTCTACAACTTTATGAGGCACTCAAGGAAACCAAGTTATGCCAACTTATTTTTGCATGGCTCCTTGTCTGGGTATCTACTTTAGTAGAAGGTTACATTTACCTGCCCATAAGTCGCCTCCTTTTTTCGAAATCCCCATCGGGTATTTTTGAAACAGTCGCCTACTATTTGTATGGCCCAGCCTATCACTGGACTTACTGGTCATACCTCAATGGATTTTTGAGTTTGACACTCATTATCGTTGCTATATACTGGTCCATATTTCATGGATGTCGGGTCATATCTGTTTACCTGACTCAGGACCTTGTAATCTCTAGGTCTTTTTCCTTTGTACGAAAACTGAAATCCCCCCAATCTGACTCGCGCTCCCAAAAAGATAAAGTTGGAAAGGTCAAATATTCTGACCCCAACATTTGGGAAGTTAAGATGGTCGAGAAAATATGGAATGCTAGTTCCCGGTTATCAGGAACGCTAAATCGGGGAATTTTTTGGACCACCAGAACCTCTAACTTATATGTGTCTTTGGCTCTCTACCAAAATAGTGTTGGGCTGAGCACATTCAACTCAACGGAAGATTTATCCAACGTGAAGCGACGTTTGGCGACAAGTCTTCAGACCAATTTGTCCATCAACATACCCAGCAATCTTGCTGTCGCAGGTGTTATGGTTCACAATGACACACTCACCTATGCCCTTCATCAACTTCAGATGATTCGAAAATCTGAAGATGTCTTTGCCAGCACGTGAATGGACGGCGAGACGGTGGTCTTAGGGTACAAGGCTTGGGAAGTTGGTTTGTCAATCAAACCACCCCCAGTTGATCCAAGCTTATGCATACGTATGCTTGATGATCATATAGAGTTAGAGAAACGCCCAATGTGCACATCTTTAGGTGTCCACGTTGATGGTGCGGTCAATTTTTGGCCGGACACATCTAGTCAGCATTCGGGAATGCTGGGTATGATGAAGAGAATAGCCACTGACATGCCGCAGCATGATGAGAGTGTCATGAATGAATTTCTGACATTCTCTTTCAAATTCTTGTTCGAGCATTTTCAAGACTGCGTCCTGTTGCCTGAGACCGATTTAGGTGTCTCAACATGGTTGGAAGGGACAAATTACCCCCAAGGCAGGAAAAGAGAATTATTAGAAGTCTCTGAGACTTTTGTAGAGCTCTTATCCAAGCACCTTGATGTCATGTGTCATGTTAAACATGAACCATACAAGGAACCAAAGTATTCACGTGGTATATACAGTCGATCTGATATATTTAAAACGTATTTTGGTCCTATCTGTGCCTTAATTGGCAAAGCCATGTTCCACAAACCGTGGTTTGTCAAATACCTCAATGTGGATGAGCGTATATCACGCATGAGAGAATTATTTGACAATGAATACCTTCGGATGTTCACCAATGACTTTACCAGTTTTGAGGCTACCTTCAAACCTGCTCTTATGGTGTTGGAATTATTTTTCTTTTTTATGTGCACTCAACACCTACCCATTCATGATGAATTCATGGACGTTCTTTTCAAAATTAAACTTGGAAAGAATAGGCTTGTTTTTCGTTCATTTATGGCGTGGCTGCAATCAAAACGTTACTCCGGTGAAATGGACACTTCGCTGTCGAACTCAATTGTTAATCTCTGCTTCATGTTATTCTTATTGCACAAATCTGGACATGATGAGGATTTTTATATCAATAAGTTCCCTCCACAAATAGAAGGAGATGATTCCATCGGAGCGTATATTTATCCAATTGATCCAACGATACTTCAAAAACTAGGCGCTAAGGCAAAGATTGAACTCTTTGACTCCTATAACGAGGCCAGTTTTTGTGGTGTTCTTTTTGGATCAGGTGATGGCTCTGTTTTAAAAGATCCAATTAATACATTGTTAAATTTTGGCTATGCCCATTTTAAGTACATTGGATGCTCACAGAAGACAAGGAAAAAGCTTCTGCGGGCCAAGAGTCTGAGTCTCTTGTATTCTTATCCTGGTTGCCCGATTCTGAAATCACTAGCTGCATACGGCTTAAGGGTTACCTCTGATATTGATAACAAACACGCCATATACCGCATGTTGAAAGGGACTTCTAATTATTATGAAAGACAACTCTGGATTAACCTGTTGTCCCAATCCTTTTCAACTTTACTTGATCGCCCTATACACACATCCTCTCGGGACATGATGTTCAAAAAATTTTTGATATCGGTACCAGAACAATTAGAACTTGAACGGTATCTGGATTCACTTGATGCCATCCAACCATTGTCCCACCCTCTTATTTTAGAGCATGCTGGAACAGCTCGGGTAGATCATTACCACAGTCATGTATCAGTAATCCCACATAAAAGAAAAGCCCCCTCAGAACAGTTGACTGGTTCGGGTAAGAAATAAATTGCTATGACGGAAAAAGCGGCGAAAGCCGAACGTTCACTCGCCAACACATGTGCAAAATTAGGAATTACCGAAGTTGGTAAAAGGTGGCTGGATTTATGTCTTGACCCCTTTAAGGATTTAAATATGCCCACAGCAGGCTATCCTGATTCCGTGACAATGCCAAGTGTTGTGCAAACACTTCATGACAGTTATACCATCAGCGCACCATCATCTGTTACTGCGGGTAATAACTGGGATTTGAACATTTTTGTGGACCAACTCTACAATAATGTCGCTTTGTATCAAACTTCATATGATGCTTCTCAACAAACTGTTTATCAAGGAACTCAAGGTACCACACCCTATGGACGTGGTGGCCTTGTTATGAGATCCGGTCCAGTTGGGGGGCAGTTAGGAATTCAGACCACCACATTTGGTGCTAGCCTGAAACAGGATATTCTTGGAGAGGGGGATGTCAGGCTGATTGGGATCGGCCTCGAAATACACAACACCACCCAAGAACTTAAGAAACAAGGCAGTCTAATCTGCTATCGCATTCCAGATGCACCAGTTAGTAACCTTGTTTTAAATCAATTGATTGATCTAGGAGTAACTCCATGTATTCCACTTGCCCAACACGCTGTCAGTCTGATAGAGGTTCCTACCACAGCCACTCAGGCTATAGACATGCCTGGTTCAGTCCAATGGGAAGCTAAGGATGGTGCATATATTGTACCAATCCTCTCTGCTCCTACTAATCCACCTGATACTCCGGAGGTCCTTGCACCTATAGAGCTAGATGAGTTGACTGGCCAAAATTATTATCCTAAAATGTCTACAATTGGCGCTGGGAGGATGGTGTATTTACCTAATCCAACCGCTAATATGGTACATGGTTTCAGCCCTTCCGGCTGTTTCATGTCCGGTCTCTCTTATGAGACCACATTGACGGTCAATTTGACGTACTACGTTGAGGTCTTTCCCAAGAAAGGGTCTGTACTACGACGATCTGTTCAACCTGCTCCGGGCCTTGATGCTAAGGCCTTGGACCTGTATGCTCATATCATTGCCCACATGCCGTTGGGTGTGCCAGTCAATGATAATTTTTTGGGAGCTTTCATTTCCGGCATTGCGGCAATAGCCAGAACTGTTGGAGGTTTCCTTGTCTCAAATGGACCCACAATAGCACGTGGTATCAGCGCTGTTTCGCAAGTTGCTGGTGCTTTAGTGCCTAGTAGACCCATTGTAAACCGCCAAGTTGAGGAGATTGAGGAAGTTAACAGCCCGGCCATACGTCGAGAAATGGCTGTTTCATCCCCCCTACCCAGACTTGTACAAGGAGCAGGTGCAATTATTCGTGACATAATCACAAATAGGGGCACTGAAGTTGTTGAACAACAGAATCGCAGAGGAATCACTCGAACGGAGTTTATTCCTATGACCCGGCCGAATGCCCGTGTCAACTCGGGTGGCTCAGCTGTTCGTCGAACTGCTGCTGCCAAGCAACGCAAGAATCAAATGATTGACAATGCTACTAAAGGTTACGCTGGAAACCGTTGGATAGATAATCCAAAAAAGAAATGATAACATTTCTTCCAGCATAAAAAGGTCATGCTAAAATGGATTTTGAGTACCTACCTCCGCATGTGAAAGCAAGTTTTTCTGGGATTTCTATAACAAGAACTCTCCCTGCGAAATGCACGAAC